CCCACCCAAATACAAGTTTTCCGCTGTAACTACCTTAATAGCAAGGGATAAAGAATATGATAAGAAATACGGATTTGCATTAAGTGATTTACATAAACACGCTTATATTGTTGTAAATGAACAGGTTATAATAGGAGATGCTTAGTTTTGAGGGTGTTGCGGGTAATCTTTGTACGTGCTTTGGTCGGTGCGTATAATCTCCTTCTCGTGACACCCTTTTATATAGGATACATTTATGCCAGAAGATAATTCAAACAACGTACAGAGCCAGCCAGAGCCTAAGAAGAAGAAAATGCATAGGCTTGTAGGAAGATTGAAAGGAGCAAAAGAGCAACCTAAAGGAATATCACTTGCCAGAAGACTAGCTGCACTTAAAAAGACCATAAAAGACCCGAATTGTAAGGAAGTTGACCGTATTTCAGCAATTCGTTTAATGACCGATTTGCTTAATGACCGTATTGCTGATGAGTCCAAAGAGAATACGGCGAAAACAATATTTAGTTTTGAAGAAATTATACTAGAAAAGAAGGATGCCATAGTATCCAAAGAACAACCCAAAAATGAACCTGAAATAGAAGAATCATTAGATAATAAGCCAAATACGGATATTGAACAAAAAAATGGAATAAAATCGTCCAATAGCAATTCTAGTGGTACATATATAGAACATAATATAGAACATAATATAGAACATAATATAGAACATATAGAACATTCAGAACAAATTGAACGTTCAGAAGTTGTTGATAATGAACTAATTAGTAATGTATCAAATAACACTGCTACTTCACCTTCTGCACCTGATTCTGATTTAATATTTAGTGATGATGAGGAGCTGTTCTAGGTACTGTCACGTTAGATTTGTATAGTGACAGTGAATATGTATCGTTAATGAGACACACACCTACTGTCTCAATAACAAATGAGACAGTAGGTTATTTGTTAGTTGTTTATTTGTAATGATTTATGAATGATTATGAGTAGACATAATTAATATTATCGGAAGTGTCTCATTAAGGAGTTATAATATTATGATAAATGAGCGACTAGAGCGTGCATTAATGATGGCTAATGAAATACTTGTCAAGAATAAAATGATGAAATTAAATAAAATTAAAAATAAAAATAAAAAATATGTTGAAGTTGAAGCAGAAGATGAGCAAGTTGTTGATAATGAACAGGTTCGGGGGATGGTCCAAAACAAGGGCTAAAAAAATTGGCGGGTATGAACACAATTTTGGGATCAATTTCTATTAATTTTTTATTCAAATACACCAATGAAAGAGGCATATTATGATAAATAGCGCATTAGATTATCATAAGGTTAGTTCGAGATATAGGCAAATAAGGCAAAGAGAAGAAATTAAGGCACAGGACTTATATGGACCCAGTGCAGATCTTTATAAGGTCCATCAAGAGGCTATGCTTAAGCTTATTATTGAATTATTAGATGAGTTGCAGAATAGTAAAGGAGCATAATATTATAACGACCCGCAAAATTATAAAGTTATTACCTACCCAGTATCGTGTAATGGCATCTAAGAAGCGTGAAGTTCTATATTCGGGTGGTTATGGTTCCGGAAAATCATTATTAGGATGTTGGGCTGCTTTAAGAGATGCGTCCTTACCAAATAACCGAGTCTTGATTGTTCGTAAGACATTAGCCAGTTTACGTAAATCTACACTTAATACACTAAAATCTATTCTGCCACAGGGATCTTATGAATTTAATAAGACTGAGGGCATTATAACGTTTCATAATAAATCTGAAATCTATTTAATGGGATGCGACAATGAGGAAAGGATTAAGTCTACAGAGTTTGGTTTTGTATTTATTGATGAAGGTTCTGAGCTTAATGAAGAAGAGTATAGTGTTATCAAATATCGTAACAGACTTAAAGCTGGTTCTAGGCGTATTATTATCTGCACCAACCCATCTAATCAAGATCATTTCCTATATAAGCGCTTTTATGGTGATGTTAAGGGGAAAGAGCAACGAGAATCTTTTACTGCAAGTTCTTTAGATAATATATTCCTACCACAAGATTACGTGCAGGAATTAAATACATTGGAAGGAGTGCGTAAAGACAGGTGTGTTAATGGATTATGGATTAATTTTGATAATATGATCTTTGATATGTTTGATAGGAACGTCCATACAAAGAAATTAGATCCAGCAGCGCAATATGAAGATTTTGTTATTGGGATTGATTATGGCTATTCACATTATACCGGTATTGTTGTTTGTGGTATTAATAATAAGAAGATAACTGTCGTTGATGAATTTTATAAAAATCATATTCTTGTTAGGGAAATTGTGGAAGCTGTTAAGGTGTTTGGGAAGAAGTATCCTAATGCAACTTATGTATATGATCCTTCTGCGGCTTCAATGGGTGCTGAGTTGGAGAATCTTGATTTACATGTTTTAAAGGCAAATAATGATGTTGCAGGTGGTATTGATAGAATTCGTGACAGGTTAAAAATTGTTGATTATGAGCCTGATTTGATGATTGGTGATAATTGTGTAAATCTAATTCGTGAAATGGAAAACTATTCTTATGTTAAAGGAACAGAGAAACCTGTTAAGCTTGGAGACGATTTAGTTGACCCGCTCCGTTACTGCACGAATTTTGTCGATGATGTTAAAGGTTCCTATATATTTCCTACTTTTCTTGATGAGGAAGAGTATGCGGAGAAAAATGACGGTTGGGAAGAAGTTAATGGAATTGGGACGCATGGTGGTTTTAGGTAATTATAAATCTATTTTAGAATTATTAGTGTAATGGTTACATAAACACCAAATGAGGAATTTAAAATGAGCAGACCACATGGCAGTAAGAATAAAACACCAAGTAAGGCAGAGTTAATGCAAAAGGGATTACCTCCTTCATTTGGTTCTATAGATACATTAGTTATAGCTCCAAAGACTATTACAAATAATCCGTTGGAGTTAATTAAGTTGAACAAGGGGTTCGTTGGAGTTTGTAACCAGAAGAATGCGACATCTATTGCAAGTACACCATTAAGGCTTTTTGCGATGACTCATAATAAGAATGAGAAGATTGTATTTCCGCATAAGGATTTAAATCGTGTTGAGATAGATAAGATTAAAAGAGAAAGCAAGAATCTTATTGTAAAGCAGGCACATAATGTAGTTGAGATACTTGAGCATCCAGTTTATTCGGTTTTAAATAATGTTAATCGTGGTGATTTAAATTATTATGATTTGATGGAGTTGACTAGTTCTTATTTAGGAATGATAGGTAACTGTTTCTGGGAAGTTACTATGAAGGGTGGTCAGCCTAATGGAATAAATGTCCTTCCTAGTGAATATACGAGTGTTATGCTAAGTGACGATATGCTTCCTATTGGTTATAGAACAATGAATGGTATCTATAAGAGGGAATACACTCGTGAAGCGGTAATTCATTTTAAGAATGTAAGTCCGGGTTTATTCTGGAAAGTTTGGAATAATGCACTTGTAACTGGTTTGTATGGTCAGGGTGATTGTGAATATGCTCTTGATGAAATTTATTTATATAATTCGATTAATGACTTCTTACGTGCATTGACAGAGAACAATGCAATACCTAGTGCTATTATTAAATATACTGGTGGAAGGTTAGATAAGAACACAATGGAAGATGTACAGAAGCAATGGGACAAGGTTTTAAGGAATTGGAAGAAGGCAGGCAAGACGAAGGTAATGGATCAGGATTTTGAATTTCAGGCTATATCAATTGCACCTAAAGATTTGGATTTTGCAGAAGGTAGAAAATGGTTACGTGGTGTTATCTGTAATGCGTTTGGTGTTCCTGAAGATTTAATAACAACTGAGAATAGTAATAAGTCTAGTTCTACTGTTGCTATAAGTAATTATTATCGTTTTACTATAAAGCCTAAATTGAAAAGAATTGAAGAGCGTCTTAATAGTGAATTAATAACGATGTATGATGATAATCTTTTTTTCAGTTTTGACGAATGTATCCCGGTTGATGACCAGTTAGCAGCTAAGCGTGAACAAATAGATCTTGAGCTTGGTGTTCTTACTATTAATGAAGTAAGGCACATGAGGGGGCTTACTGATGTTCCTTGGGGCAACGAACCGTATCAAGTCTCTCAAACGTCTAAAGAAGAAAATAGATTACAGGATAGAACAGAAGATGAAAGAATAGATGAGGCAGATCCTAATGCTGATTTACCTCCACCTAAAGATGTTGTGTAAAGGAGAAAAATGGGAATTGCCCGCAAAATATATTGGGCTACAAAAGCCAAGGAGTCAGTATGAAAGATATAGTGAAGTGTTCAAGTCTTATCCCCTTTCTAAATGAGAAAAACCATTCTGATGTTAAATATCAGGACGACGGTATTGTTTTACGTAAAGAAGCTATAGTAAGTAGTGTAGAATCAGTTACAGAAGATGGAACAGCCGTTTGTATTATTACGACTCAAGGAACAGATAGAACCGGAGATGTCGTTATAAGCGCTGGAATAAATACAACTGAATTTCAGAAAATTCCGGCAATTTTCCTCAACCACGATTATTCACTTTTACCCGTAGCTAAATGTTTAGAGCTAATACACGAAAAAAACTGTATTAAGGCAAAGATTCAATTCGCACTTAATGTTCCAGCAGTTAAAAATATATTTGAATTAGTTAAGGCTGGAGTTCTAAAGGGCGTAAGTATTGGTTTTGCAGCTAATGAAGTTGTTATGAAGGGTACTAAGGCGTTTGATGATATATGTAAGGGTCTTGGAATAGATAAAGATACTTATGAAAGGACATATAGGATTATTAAAAATTGGACAATGTATGAATTTTCAATATGCT